ATAAAGACAGCAAACTCGTTGCCGGTCTTGTTGTTTATAAAATATGTTTTTTGTGCATTCGGTATAACAACATTTCTGATGCCGGTAAGTGTGCCTGTCAGTTCAAGCACAGCATGTCGCGCTTCGTCTGCCACAAAGTTTGTTGACGTAAGCGTTATATCTCCTGCGCCGCCGATGTCTTTAGAAAGAACACCCGCAACCGCATCCTCCACCAAGGTAAAATTTACATCTGTTAGAGTTCCCCAGAGGCTGTCGTTTGCACCTGATTCCTGATCTCTTAGTCGTAGTATCGGGGTAGCTGAATCTGCCATTATGTACTCGCCACGTTATCATTTGTTATTTGTTGTCTTGCATAACGCCGGTTGATACCGACAAGCGCTCTTTCGTAATATTGTCCGTACATCGCTGCTGCTTCTGGATTTTTGACATACAGTGCGCCGTGATGCAGACAGCAATACAGCAAAAGCTGATAGGCATTCGTTGTGTAAAAGTTCGTTGTGTTTCCTGTCGATAGTCTTGGTAATCTCTGAGTAAAACCAATCTCATAAGAAAGCGCAGCAGAAGGAGAGGGGGCTATCAAAAAATTATCAGCGTCGTATTCACCAAAATATTTTGGTGTGCCAGTATCACTGGTGCTGCTAAAAAACTCTCGCAGAAATGTAAGCTCTCTTCGCTCAAGCTGTATTATCGTAGAGCCGCTGGTTATCTGAAAATATCGAATGCCTCTTTCAGTAGACGGTTTGTTTACTGTATCGTCACCGATAGAAAGCGATCCTGTTTCTTTTGCGAAGAACGCATCTTCAGTTACTTCATCCGCAAGCTGGTCTTCCGCATTCTCGATGATCTGATCAAGCTGCGCTGTCAACTCGCTACTATTGTTATCTAGGAAGTCAGAGATGTCTGTTTTTAGTGTAGTAAAGTTTGCCATCAGACGTTATCCGTTCCACCGCCAGCGGTATTAGGAAAAAGCGTTGTGATGCTGGTGACTGAGCCAACAGAAAAACCATCAGTGGGTCTTGGATCTTTCAAAGCCATTGCATCGTGAATGCCTTTGGCCGGTGTCAGTTGAGGGTGCTTGTCTTCAAACGCTTCGGGAGAAACACGCTGCCCCTTCCAGTTTGTTCGAAGTTTTCGATAAGGAACCCTGACACCTGTGATGTCACAATAACCGTATGAAAATTTACCCGCTGCGTATCGCAAAACCAGTTCCCGCCAAATTTGGAGTTAAGAAAAGCGATGCTCGTTCTTCGTCCTCTTGGATGGCACGGAGAACTTCTTCATCGTAGCGCGATTTGAATAACGCGGTTTTGGCGGCATCAACTTTTTCACTTAGGTAAAAAGCTAAACCGGTTGTGACTGCAGGTAAGAACTTTACCGGTACGTCAAGTGTGTTGGTATATGCACCAACGTCTTCGATGCGATTATACGCATAATAGTTGATTTTGTATACCTTGTCCGGCGTTGTATAGAGGAAGAGTATCGGCGCATCGCGCTCTCTATCCAGGTAGTATTGTGAAGGTCTTGCTTCCGTTGTTTTGTTTGGCAGCGCTGCATAATCACTTTGCGTCAGCCTTGCGACAGAAATCTCACTTCCGGTTGTACCGTCTGCATGAACAGTTACGTCAGATACATCAAGCACCGCGCCAGACAGCGTGTAACTAGTTTGTGACGCAACCGTATTGAATGTTGATTGTGCTCTTTTAAAAAGATGCAGATCTCTGTTGTTGAGATCCGCAAGCAGTAAGTTGAGAGAGCGTCGAGCACTGCGCAGTTGTTGGCCAGTTGGACTGGGAACTGCACAGCGCTCATAAGCTTCAATTATCAACTCATCAACACTGAGGTTGAAAGAGGTTGTGCCAGAAGTCGCCATTGAGTTTAGCCCTTTTGAACTTCCAGAATAATAGTATATGTATCGCCGCTGGTATGGTTACGAGTAGTGAAAAGAATGTCGCCAGTCTTTCCACTTCCCGCAGTATTAGGCAATCCACCAAATGATGTGAAGTCAAGATAACCGGCACCGTCAGAGGTGAGTGACAGTGCCAGTATATTTGTTGACGCATCAAAAAGCATGTCTACGTCCATACCGCTAATAGACCACCAGCATCGCATAATTTTGATGTTGGTGCTCTTGGAACCACTCGTCATAGCAGCAAGTGCTGAAGCATCGACTTTTACTACTTCGCTTTCACCAGTGCCGTCACTGACATTGGTGAAACGCAATACAGAAGTACGAACTCCGTCTTGAATAGTGGTGCTTGCAACGGTATCGGCCATAGTTTACGCCTTTCGCATCATCCGCTTTTTCATCGCCATTTTTTTAGCGCCGTTCTTTTTCTTGCCGTTCATCATCATTCCATTTTTTGGTGGACGACCTCTTTTAGAACCATAAGTTCCTTTACCCATTGGCATAATTAGTCTCCTTTTTAAGCGTCAGTTGAGGCGGTGATGTTGGTATTCAGACCGACTTCACCATCAGCGTTGGCGATGGCAATCGGCTGGAAGAACTGCATATCTGCACCGACAAATGCTTCGGTGATGTTTGCAGCATTATCTGCTATGCGGGCATAAATGTTCGGCCCAACGTTCCCTGTCGTTGTAGCAACAGCAGTGAAACAAACATCAGCAGAATTTCTGTTGCGGATGTAACTTCCATTTGCTCCACCATTTATTGTGAGGTTTGTTGCAGCGGTTGTTACATTTTCAATCGCGGCTGTATCGAAGTTACCGTCAATAAAAAAGTTTCGAACTGTTGCACCGTCACCGCCAACAATTTGAAGTGCGGAAGCACCACCAGCAGCAGCAGCGCCGCGATGTGTCCATCCATCAATCATCAAGCGATTAGCGTTTGTGTCAGCAACGATGAAGTCAGTTGCTTGACCAGTTACATCTTTTGTTTCGCAGTCCAACATTGTGAAGTCAGCAGCATTAATATCGATAGGGCCGGTGAGAGCATCGATACCACCAGTGAATAGGAAGTTGCTGATTGTAATGTTGTCTGCGTCAACGTCCATGTCTGCACCGACAGCAGTTGTGAAGTTTACAGTTGGACGATCTGAGCCATTACCGAGACCCATGATTGTGATGCCAGCAACATCAAGATCCAGACCACCAGCGGCGGTAACTGTTTCCGTGTGACCTGCTTTTACAATAATTACGTCGCCGTTGTTCGCCGTACATTTGCCTACAGCAAAATCCAGCGTGGCATAAGGACGGACATGCGTACCGTCGTTGTTATTGGAACCGCTACCGGAGTCTACCCAGAAGATATTTCCTCCGTAGCCGTTTAGTATGGGCATGCCACGGATAGCAACACCGTTGGCAAAGCCGTTAGGAAAATTAGAAAATGGCATTTTAGCAACCTTTCAAATTAGGCGGGAGTATTCCCAAACTCATAAGAGCCGCAGCATTGGGAGAGCCGAAGCCCTCCCACTGCCAGGAGTGAGGTGGTTATGCACCTTGCGATGCGTAAACTGATCTCCAATCGGAAAAACCAAAAGCATATCGCTCTCTGGCTTTGAACTTCATGCTGCCGCTATCGAAGTCACCTTCGGTAGACGTTTGCATTGCAATACGTTCAAAGTACTTCAGTCCGTCTGGAGAATCCGTCAGGACATAGAAGCTATCGGTATCGGAAATGTGTGGAGACATTTCGTAACCGCCAGGGAACATTCCCTTTGAGCGAAGCGCATTCAGATCGTTATCAGCAGTTGCGCTGCGGAGTTCAGATCTTAAGATCCGCTCTGCAATAAACTGTGACTCAATCGGAATGAGCAACATGCGTGGGTTTATAGAGATTGGAAGCTCACGGTCATCCGTGAAGTTATGAATGTCTATGACAGCATTTTCCAATGCAGTTTCCGACAAGTCCACTTGCGTAGCAAACGTGTTGCTTGCTGTTGCGCCAGTAGCAAGAGGGTGAGAGGAGTTTGCGAGTGAAACACCGTCACCGCCTTTGTGGTCGGATGAAAACGCATTGTTGAAAATGTTCATAGCCTTCACTTGCTTTGTGTGAGCCATGGAACGTGCAAGAGCCTTGGTGTAACGAGAACCTAACTCTTCATAGAGGTTATCTTCGAGTGCCTGTTCCGTGATGGAGAAAGCAAGTGATACTTCTTCCATTGTGTAACGTGACACATAACTTTCCCGCGCAGCGTCGAAAGTCACAGCAGAACCTTCAGCCTTCGTTGGCGCAGCGCCAAACCCAACTAAAAGAACTTCTTCTTCGAAGGCACGTTGAGATGTATTCTTTTCGAATACTCTTTCGTGCATCTCATCGTATCGATCATACTCAAGACCGAATAGTGCATGCAGACCAGGAACCAAAGATTTGGCGTGGTCTGACCTAGTAATAACAGCCATTGTTCAGACCTCCCTAAATACCTGCTGTGCCGCTATTGAAGAAAGACTCGTTGAGCATCACTTCAATTTCGACTTGATTGCCGTTAGCAGTACCAAAGCTATTGCCAGGTCTGTCTATACGACGAATGATCTTAAATCCTGCCGCTGTCGCAGACGCATCTGACGTATCGATCATTGCGCCAGACACACCGGTAACTGTGCTTCCAGAACCTGCAACATGGTCGGCTGATGTGCCAACGTCTGCTGCGGTTAAAAAGTCACTGTCACCATCGTCAAACGCAGAATACGTCACGAAAGGATCATCGATTACGAGTGCCTTGATGTCCGTACCTCCCGATACAGCTCCAGGCCAGTGTCGTGAAAATTTCACTTCACCGTTACTTTCTTTGTAGGAAACACCTTGGAAGATACCAAGAATGGTGTTTCCAGCAGCAGCCAGCTCTATATCACCGTCAGCGACTAACTTCACTGGATCGCCAGTAAAGATAGCAGTGCTGTAAGTGGTATCGATGGTGTATTCGCTTGTGCGAACTTCGCCACCGGCTAGATGCCGCAAGGGTTTGAACCCATGTGCAGCCATTTGCTTGCCTTTCTATTGAGGCAGCAATTTGCTAGTCGTCAAAACGCAAACCGCCGCCAGTTGCAACACGAGATTGTCGGTTCACTGAGATAGGCATGCGCGGGTCTTCTTCTCTAAATAGATTGCTGTCCATGGCAGCTTGTAATCGGTCTGTCTTTTGATCGATAAACTTTCTTTTAGCAGCCAATAGTCTTTCGTCTATCTTCATAAGAATTAAATCGCCAACACCTATAACACCTGTAAAACGACCTTCTGAATGAACTGGGCCAACAAACTCTGGGAACTCTTCGGCGCGTACTACTTCCCACCCTTCGCGTCTGCGCATCGACATATTTCTGTCGTCGTCAGACCCCATGAGTGAAATGCGTACCCAGCGATGCTTTGTCCCAGGCTTTTCTTGTGGGCTATCCAGTTGAGAGGGCGGGGTATAAGTATATTCCCGTTCTTGTGCTTTGCGAGTCTCTGTCTCTCGTGTGGCGTGAGCGGCTGCTGAAGGTTTCTTGTTATCTACCATCTTAGACATCCACGAATCGAGCATATTGCTCCGGAGTTACACCCAACCGTTTGCAAACGTCAAGTTGTGCTTGGTTGAGTTTTACTCTCTTACTGGTTGCGCCTCTGCTCGTAACAGCCGCAACCGGAGATGAATTAGATTTCCGTTTGAACTTATCAGGGAAGGCATCCTTCAGACGCCTATCCAATTCGGAAAAATATTCGTCACTAGTTGTATCATAACTTTCCGTATTTACCAACCGGTTGTGAATGGCATACGCCGCACCGGTCATGGCTTCATCCTGTCCAAACCATTTATTTTTTCGCGCCCATTCTACAGCCTTAGGTTCTGGTTCTTGCTGTACTGGTTGCTGTTGTTGAACGACAGGCTGTTGAGGTTGAGCCGCTTGCTGTTCTGCACGTTGCTCATTGTAAGTTTTTTGCCTGTCATATTCACTTTGCTGCGCAGTCAGTCTCGACAACTTGTCCTGCACTTCAAACATTTTGTCAGTGTCGCCGCTGTTATAAGCGTCAGTGTAATCACGCTGCAAAGCAATCTTCTGTGCTTCGACGGCGGATGAGCCACTGTCTAACGCACTCTTCTGCGCTTGATCTAACTGCTGCTGAATTTGTATCAACCGCTCTTCAACTTTGGCGGCTCTTCTTTCAGCTTCGTGACGCTTGGCAACTTCTTGTGAAATTCTTTTTTTAACCCGCTGAGAATAATCTTCGTCTTTGTCTTGCGGGGCTTCTTCTTTTTCTACCGGTTGTTCTGCTGCATCAGCAGAAGTATCTACTTCCAGTTCAGTTGGTTCTGAAGCAGGTAACTCAACCTCAACTTCTGTTACTGTTTCGTCTGTCATGTTATCGCATCCTTTCTTCGCATGACGGCTTGGATTTCATCATCGTTCAATATTCGGCAGGGATGATCATTCACACGAAAACGCACACCGGCGTATTTGCTGAAGACAACCATATTGCCTTCTTCACACCAGTCTTCGTGATCAACCATGTCTTCGCGGGTGTACGCCATCTTGCCAAGACTTACGACTTGACCAATCATGCACACGCCTCTTTGAACTTCTTGAACGCTACCTGGAAGTAAAATCCCTCCTTGGGTTTTTTCTTCTACCGGCACATCAGCTATAAGGATTCTGTAGCCTTTCGGCTCACAACTAAGTTTGATTTCATTTATTAAATCTGCGTCAATCGACGGTATCTCTGTTTGCAAGGATGTCCTCCAGTGAAAGGTTTACCTTGTCAAGCGCTGCTATCGCTGCAACGTGACGAATATATTCCTCCCAATCTGAGCACCTTCCTTCCGAGATGTAATCAGTATGGTCGTTTCTTATATTTTGTATCGCTTTTTTTACATCATGTAAAGCTAATTTATACGACATTCTGCGGTTTTAGTCCTCTTTTGTGTAATGCTCCATTAATACTTCGGTGCAAAATGTATCAAGAAATTTACTACTGATAATTAACTCCGGTAGATCAATGTCTGTTGTTGCTAAACTGGTCGATCCGTCTTTGAATGTAACTACCGCTGCAATGCAGGATATTTTATCTGCATCAGCGGCGAGAAGATTTCCCAGCCATTTTGCGTCGGGTGGAACTTCCTCTTCTTTTTTTGGAAACGGTATTACGATTGGTCTTTTTCTTTCCATATCCACTTTCAATCTGTTTTCTCATGGAGGCACGGTTCATCATCTTCGGCTCTTGGCTCCTACGCAGCGCCACTTTTTCCTCGAAAGGTTGTTAGGGCTATTTGGATCTCTTGCTTTCTTCGCAGACTTGCCGCCTCTAGCAATCATCTTGCGCTTGGTGCCAAGGCTGCGACTGCAAAACGAGTCCCCCTTTGAGGTGCCTGGGCGTAT